AATACCGCCGAATAGGTGAGCGTGTTGTCTGGTCCGAAGATACGGAACGACGTAGCAGAAAGTCTGGTAACAGATGGGAGTATAATCTCACCTGTCGAGAGCTTGAAGAGGATAGAATAGTTGTCCATGTTGTACCCAGCAGGTACAGTCACGTCCTGACGGTAACGGCCTGTTCCGTCAGCTACCCAAGCGGCGGCGGCAATAGTCACGCTTGCAGAAGAAACAGAAGTGCTTGGCAGAAGAGCCGAAGTCACTCCGTCATGGTTGTGGTCGTTCAGCTGCTGAATGTTGTCATTCAACGCCGGAAACCATACCGAACCCTTGTCCCCGTTCTGGGGCTGAATGTAACCGTATGAAAGTGTAGTAGCCATCGTATCTCCTTACCCCATGGAGGCTATGATCGGCCTCAGACTATTGTTTATTCTATCGTACCTAAAAAACTATGGAATGAAAAACCTATTTCCCGACTTTGGAGCCATAATCTGAAAGTGCATCCAGCCCTTCGTGTAGTCCGGGTGCTCACACCAAAGACCGATCCTACGGAGCACGTCCGGGTTATTTAAGCACCACTCCGCCAGAGCCCCCTTCCGGTCGAGAACGTCACAGGCTGCGCCCGCAAGGTGCTTAGATCCGGTAGCCTTGGACTTGCCCTGGGCGATCAGCTCGGCCTGTTTCTCGTCCGACCGAAGGCCGGAGGTGATGACCATGGGCTTGCCGTAGGCTTCCCTAAGCTCGTTCATACGCTGGTGCAGGACCTTTAGGTTAGCGTCAATGACCGCGTTAGTCGGATACCCATGCGGATTCAGCTCTTTCATCGAGATCATTCAAGCCCCCTTGCCGCCGCCTCAAGGTCCACCTGGCACTTGAGGTAGGCATCTTTAAGTCTAAGAAACTCCGAGGTAAAAAGCACCATACAGGGAGCATTGTCGGCCTCCGATGGGGAGCACATGGACAAAAGCAGGTCCTTATCGGAAGTCGGTCCAAGAAGGCGGCCTTCGTAGGACTTGGCTTCAAGGGTGTAGTATTTGAATGGAAAGACAGCCGATACACAGGCGGAAAGGATAAGCCCTGAGATAAACCCAAGCCCTATTTTCCCCATGTCGGCCTCCCCTCAAACTTCAGTTTCTCTGCCTCTTTTGAGATCAGATCGGTTATTTCGGCTCGCTTTTCGGCGGGGGACTTCTCCAGAAGCAGGATGAGCTTGCGGACTTCTGGGAGGAACCGAATGATCCCCGCAATCAGGGCCAGAAGTTCGGCCATTACTTACCGAGGACTTTCTTCAGAACCATAATAACGAGCTGGACGATTCCGTTGGCTTTGATGGCTGGGATCAGAGACATAGCTTCAGAAACCCCCAAAAGAACGCCACAAACGATTAACAGTGTATCCATAATTATCTACCTTTCTCTAAAATAGAATCTAGTTTGTTCTCAATTCGGTCAAGACGCGGTGCGACTTCTCGGTAGGTTACAAAGGTCATGTGAGCGTAGGCTGTAACTGCTCCAACTGCTCCGAGTAACCACATCAAAACTTCTAAGGTCGAAGTCCCGCGCTTGTTCATACTACCTCACAATTTTAGCCCGAGCGGCCGCTCTAGCGGACTTTACTTCCGCTGGGCATGGAAGCCCAGAATCCATCTCACGAATAACCATCCAATCAGTAGAAGCAAGATAGGCAAGTGCTTCTGCGTTGATCTTTTCCTGTTCTACTTTTGCGGAAATGTCGATGATCTCGACGGTATACTCGGCTCGGAGCTTTACTTCTTTGTGGGTTACTGCTGGGATCGCATCTGAGTAAACTGCGGGTCTTGCAGGAATTTCCTCTTGAACAATATTCCCAGCATCGTCCATAACTGCAGCAAACCCTGGAAACGCCTCAGAAATTAGTACTGGATCAACTACAGGAATATCTATAATAACGATTTCTTCAAGTACGTCGGCTTCATCATAGGCCTCTGCGCTTGGTTCGTCTTTATGGAGAACTTGGCGTTCTTTTTTACCCCACACATCGTGAAGTACGCATTCGGAGATCCATGCGGAAGGGTCTTGCATTTCTGCACCGTGGGTTTGAACTCCTGCTAGATTTTTAATGATTACTTTCTTCATGGTTAGTTACCCACTCTCACAATCGAAAATGTACTTGCAACGTCAGGAGTAGTACCTAATGATACCGCTCCGCCGGAATTTTGGAAAGCTTCCATCGTCATAGTATCTCCTGCGTTTAATCTTAAATAACCGGAAACCGTTGCTCCTGTACTAGCAGTTGAACCCGCTGGAGTAAAATTACCAAGTCCTGTATCTCCAGAGTTTTTTCTAACCCTAACTCCTCTTGATCCAGTTCCATTGGTTCCAAAAAACGCAGTTACAGAAACTGCATATCTACCGGGTGCAGGAGCTGTGAAAACTCCTCCCGTGGTAAGTGCTCCGTGAGTTGAATCTACAATGGTTGGCGTGGTTACAGGAGTCCAAGCATTGTTAGGAATTGAAAGACCCGCAGTGGTCTGACCAAAAGCAGCTATGGTCTCCGTCGCCGCAATCGATGAAGGAACCACTCTCTTAGCGTGGCGGATGATGTAGTTGACACCCACGTTAGCGGGGCGGGTTTCTGTTCCACCTGCTCCGCCAGTGTTTGTAGTTCCTTGGAAAACCGCAGATTGAGTACCAAAAATATTGGTGGCTGCGCTGGTATTTCCGTTCCAGGTGTTAATTGCATGGGTGTGAGATTTGAAATCGTCTAACTGACGAGTGCCGATAGTAGTGGTATTAGACCCGTTACTTGGGTTAGTACCAGCACCCCGGAGGAAAATACCCCGAGTATCGGGAAGGTTGAATGTAGTCGAACCATCGCCTACTCCGTAGGTAGTTCCAATTACAGCATACAGGTCCGAATAGAGCGAGCGAGACACCGCAGTACCGTCGCAAAGCAAGAACCCAGTCGGAGCCGTAAGACCTGCGTATGCGTGTACCGTTCCGATCTCCGCTCTGTCATAATCAATAGAGTCGGACATTTGGACAGATCCAGAATCAAAGCAGACGTGGTATGCAACTGCTTGGTTGGCGGGGCGGGTTTCAGAGCCTGTGCGAGGAGTTCCGTTTGTACCATCTGATGCTGGAGTAGAAATACCCCCTGTAAATGGTCCGTTTTGAGTTGTTTGAACAACAAGTGAAGAAGAGCCAGTTCCTGTGCTATTAACCCCAAGATATTGGTGAATGTGGCCCTGCATCTGATCGTTCTGCTTAGTACCTAAAGTAGCAGAGTATGTAATACTTCCAAAGGTCTGAGTGCCAGCACCTCTGGCAAAGATACCGCGAAGGTCCGGAAGGTTGAAGGTTGTAGATCCGTCACCCACCCCGAAAGTAGTTCCGATAGCTTGAAAAAGATATGCGTAATTGGTCCTAGAAACAGCCGATCCGTCCGCATACAAGTACCCCATTGGAGGAGTAAGAGAGCCTGTCGCAATAATAGATCCAACCGGACCGCGAACATTCCCCGTGGTTACGATCTGTGGGTTGACGGAAACCATGTCAACTTTAAGGTCGTATGCTAGTGCAGAAGATGTAGCGGAGTGAAGGATGAGTCTGTAAGAAGTGCTATTTGGGTTAGCTTGGAAGTACGAGTTAAATGTAGTGCTCAAAGCTCCGTTTGCAAACAGTTTGTAGGTTACAGGCTGAATCATCACGGCATTCGTTTTGTCGTAGATCCATACCGTAATATCAGAGTCAGCAGATGCAGACCCCGCCGCAAAGGTTCCCGCAGCTACTGCGTATTCAAAGCTAATCTGAAGAACCTTAGACCGATAAGCACTGTCGATTGTAAAGTCGAAGCTCACGCCTTGGCCCTGGCGGTTCGCTGCGGTCTTAGCAAATACAAAAGATGCTATGCCAACAAGCGGCGAGGAAGTGGAACGGGTCCAGGTTACGGCTGGGGTTCCGCCAGTCCCAACTTTTGGCAAGGAGCGAACCATCGTACCGCTTCCGTTAGTGGTAAGCGGAAGGGCTGCTCCGTTCAAAGTTGATGAAAGCTGGAAGGTGTTGGTAGTTGCACCGACTACAAAGTACGAAGTGTTGACCACAATACCAGTGGTCGAAACGATAGCTGTGAAGGATACGACATTGCCGTTGATAAGGCCGTGGCTGTTGAGGGTTACTGTGTCGCCAGTGTCTTGAAAGGTAACTGCATCGGACTCTGCGTAAGTGGCCCATCCAGTAGCGTCTGCTTCGGCAGTACCGTTGGTGATGAAATTTATACCCGCTCCAGTCCCACTTCCAACTCCACCTACAACGTGCCAGCGAGAGTCGTTAGCCACATAAACAAAGTAAACAGAGGAGTTATTGGCAATAGTGATCGGGCCTCCAGTGCCAGTCCTAATCCTGTTTACGGCGGTTCCCGTGGTAAGGTCTTCGTCCAAAACTTGAATGGAATTTCCGGTCTCGTTTACAACTACACAAATAAGGCCAGTGGCCGGGGCAGACAAAGATCCAATAGAACTAAGGGAAGTATTGGTAACGGCGATCAGGCCGTTGGTTCCGTTTGCAATCGCAGCGGAGGCTCCTGTTGCGGAGCTGTCTACGCTGCTAGTAAATCTTGAATTGACCGGGTTCCAGGCAGTTCCATCTGATACAACCACTATCTTCAGATCGCTCAAGTAGATCACCCGGTACGCATACTGACTGGCTGCGGGTTTTCCTGCGTCTGTGAACCACTCTAACTGTGCAACTTCAAGTGCGCCGTAAATCTTTGCCATTTCTACCCCTTAGAAGAACTTTAGCAAAAGCATTGCTAAGATACATGAAAAATACAAGACTGCTCCGATCTTCTTCATGGACTTGATCTGCGCCTCGTGAAGGTGGTCTTTCATATCCAATTCTATCTTCAATTCTCTCAATTTTGTATACATATCGTCATGGTGAAACATGATCTTCGACGAAAGATGCTTGATCTGATTATCCTGCCTTGCGTCAATTTCTTCGATCTTGGCGATAAACCTAGAACTCTGAGAGAACGGAGCATCTGTCGCCGTCTCAAACGGATGAACCTCATCAATAGACTCAAGTACCAGCCTCTTAGTCTCCTCAGATGAGCGAGCTACAATCGTGTCTCCCTCTCTAATCCAGAACGACGGAGACACCCCACGGAGATGCTTAATATCAGGATTCAGCAGAACATTCGGAGAGTCCTTCTTCCGATCAATCAGAAGCGGGTCTTTGATGATTCTAGCTCCCCCGGACTCTACAAATTCTACTAAGTAATCCATCTATCCCTCACAAGTTGTAGTTATCGTCATAGACATCCATACAATGCGCAATGAACTTTGGCAGATACTGGAAAAAATTCCGTTTTTGAGTCGGACTAAGCGAACTATAGGGGGTTCCATTATATTGCAAATCACCAGATCCGGCATCAAATCTGAATGGCTCTCCACTTGGAGCTGTCCATTCAATCGGGGTTGGCATTGGGCCAGTTCCGTTCCAATTATAGCTATCTAAAAGATTATAAGCACTCAACGCCCGAAATGCTTTGTTTTGAAGCTCCACTTCATGAGCTTCTGCGATTTGATTTTCTATGGAAGTTGGATTTACGATTGGTGCTGGCATTGTTTAATCCTCCTTATGGGTAGAGCAGATTTCTCATCGCTAGGTTAAAAAGACCCCCAAGTTGTGGATAAAGCCTAAGCTGTTCTGCATCTGCAAGGGTGTCCACCTGCACATCATCAAAAGTTCTTTTGATTCTGCCTCCGGTAAAATTGATTTCCAAAAAGTAGGTTTCCGGTGCGCCCTGTGAAACTAACTCTGATCTGGCGTCCCCCCACGCTGCAAGAATGTCCACGCTTTCTGCTGTTAGGTTTGCTGCTATTGTTGCATAGTTTGGCATTTATACCCCCAACACGGTAGAAAATCCACCGTACCTTTTTTCTGCTCGATACTCATTTCCATCAAGGCGAAGATGTTCAAGCCTCGGGTAAACAGCCGACTCTTCGCTACAGTCTTCGACATACTCCCAGGATTCGTCACTAACTTTTTTCCAGATTGAAAACATCAAACACCTCGACCTTTCATGTCCACAGATGCAAGTGAAGCACCAACCCCAGCCGTTGCGACAATGCTTCGAACGAATCTAGGCATGGCTGTCGCACTGCTCATTATTTGAGTGACTGCACCTACCGCAGCAGTGATCGACATAGAGGGAAGATCATACCAGTTACTGCTATCTTCCGACCCTTGCATATTAATTATGGGAGCTTTACCGCCCGCATTCATGGTTACGGCGAGTTGCATTTGATCGCACCCGTCCATAAAAAATGTTGCAGTTGTTGAGCCCAAAGTATTTGGATCAAGTGTGCGATCGAAGAAGTTACGGAAAAGATCCGATGATGTTTGCCGTACAGGGCGCAAGACTGAGTTAGTAAACGATGGGGTTGTCCCGCCCACGGTTCGAACATACCTAATACCGGATCCGGTTGTTCTAATCTGCGGAGAACGATACTGCCCAATCGCTGTAATTCTTGGGAAGTGGTAAATGTCGTAGTAGTTGGTTCCGTCAAAGGTCTCCTGGACGACTACATCAAGAGTTGGGTTAGTTCCAGAGACTGCGGTCACACCTACCTGAAACGCCATGTTCTGCTGGTTACCAGTGATGATGTTAGCAGAAGTCTGGGTAGTGGTGATGGCCGCCGAGGCAATATCAGTGATGGTCGTAGCTGCGAGTGCCGCAGAGGTCACGGTTGACACTGTAGTAACTCCCGTCACTGTTGTAATCGTTCCCACGGAGGTCAATGCTCCGGCTACGGTGGCGTTTAGGTTTGCGGCAGTGGCCGAAACTACCGTAGGAACAATAGGAGCCCATGAATCCTGACTCAATCGCAAGTTAGCTCTTGGAGATCCAGCTAAACCTGTAATGACAAGCCGAATGTAACGCATCTTAATCGGGAAGTGATATACGTTCGAAGATATGACGGCCGGGAACGCAGCAACAAGCGGAGTCGGTGAGGCAGAATCCGCTCTAAAGACTGGCAAAGTGACCCAAGTAGAGTTATCGCTCGAATGCTGAAATTCAATCGTACCGGAAGCGTTCGTGATAAACACCTGACATGAACCAGATTTATATCCTTGGGCATCCGTTCCACCAGCTCCAGCAACGGCATTGAAAAGGTTGTGTCCGTTCGTGGTGGTGGTTGCACCAATCGTGTATGATTCAGGCTGTTCAACATCAATGATGGTCTGGTCAGATGCAAGAACCACAGGCATCGAGGCAGCCATTGCCTTTTGTCCAAGCGTTGTAGCTACCCCGCCGTATTGGGCGATATTGAAATCAGGGGTGCCGTCAACTCTAGTTACTAATGCGCCGCTAGGGTTCACCTTCACGTTTACAAAAGAACCCGGCCCGGCACTGCTCTCTCCAGTAATCACCGAACGAGTAAGGGCTGCAAGACTTTTGGTGTTCAGTGTTTCGGTAATCGGAGCATAGGTGCTAGTGGTTCCAGCTCCCCAACACGCCGTAGCAATCGAAGAGTTGGTAGCTCCTGATGTTTTTACGAGTTCCAATGTCATTGGAAGATTGGGGTCAACAATGCTTGGGTTGTATGATGAGTTAGGCTGACGAATATTGTGGAATAAAATCCATTCACCGTCTGGCGAGAAAACCTCAAAATAAACGTTTGCAGATCCAAGCCATGCAAATCTAATCCGGAATAAGTTAGATACCGCCTTATTTAAGGCTTCAGGTACTCCATTGCGAGTGAACTTACTTCCTACCTGACCTTGTAAAATATCCGTATTCCATGAAGATTGAACAACACCAGATTCACTCCCGTTATTTCTGACAAAAATGCTGAAATTAACCCCATCATATCCAATGGCAAACCCATTGCTTGCATCCATCAGACCAATGCGAGATTGACAAGTTGCTGAGGGATTTAAGAAGGCAGCGGTAAATGCTGCGTAAATTTCATGTAACGGTCTGTATATGGTCTCCTGAACACTGACCGCTCTTGCCGAAGAACTTCCAGTGGCTCCTGTGGAATATATGGAATGGCCGTTGGTAATAGATACCGCACCCGAGCCAGTAAAAGAGTTAGTAATTAAAGTCGCACCTGGGGCCGTGTTAAAACTGATTTCAATTTGGTTGTTACGATTTCCACCGATAGCCACGCCAAGAATGTCTTGGGACACAGATTGGGTGACATTCACATTGATGGGGGTGGAACTTGTGATTGGGATTGCTGTTTGGTCTGAAGCAATTGTCACGGGCAGTGAATTGGCCATTGTTTTTTGGCCGAGTGATATTGCTACACCATCAACATCAGTCAAATTCACATCTTGAAGCGCAACACCAGCCGTTTGCACGATCAATTCGTTGGTCACTGGATCCATTTTAGGAGCGGAAAGCACCGATCCGTTCATGAACCCGACAGAAAGAGCGTTATTATTGTTTGGGAGAGGAATCGGATTTCCAAGCTGTCCTCCATAGGACGAGCTTTGAAGGTGCATATTCAATCCATCTCCCCCCGTCATTGGATCAACTGTAGAGAGAATTGGCGTACCATCTGCAGCATACACGTTGGTAGCGGTTTTTAGTTTGTACCCGCCCCCCGATGGATCGGGTATCGCCCCCACTCCGTTGCCCGTTGCCGAATCTAAGATGTATGAAGAAGTTGTTCCCGAAACAAGTTGAGGTTCAGTGTCGCTGTCGTACAACACTTCGATAATATCAGTGGGTGATTGCCCGGCGTTTGATGATGCGTAGGTGAGCCTGTCATTTGTGAAAGTGCCCGTTGAAAATGTTCCATTGTATCCGTTGGGCTGACCCGCTACTGAATACACTAGCTTTCCAGTGGTTACGTTAGTGACAGCTAACAACCGCTCAGGCTTAAAAAGGCCCCCCATGTTTGCGAATGAAATTCTATTCAGCGAGGGAGTGAAAACAAACTGTGCTGGAGTTAATGTAATCTTCATAAGTTCACCCTACCCAAAAACCAACGCCGCAACAATGGCTGTTGGGTAATCTACTTTATTATTAAAGGTTGTCCAATTCGCGGCACTTAGAAGCCCCTTTTGAGTGCTCGATGCCGTGTTAATTGAAAGAGTAACCGTGTCGGTTAATGCAGTACCCGTGAAGTAATAGCTAGTGCTATCAGATGAGATAAGAGTTAGAACATCCGACCCCCCAGAGGCGGTCGGATATGTTCCAAAATCAGTTTGAATTACCCCGAAAGCAGGGCCAGTATTGCCCGCTCCAAATAGTCCCCATACAAGAGGAAAAGGAGCGTAACTCATCACTCAGCTCCAGAAGAGTAAATGATGTTCAACTTTTGAGCAGAAGCGTCTGCGATAACAAACCAGTCAGAAACATTGTGACTAGGAAGCACAGTGTTTGCCCCGGCCACAAGTTCAATCCCTGCGCCCCCTGCCGTAACGCCAGAGAGACCAATCGTGATCTTCCCAGTGTTGGTAGAAGGAGCCTGAACGAAAATCTGCTCGGGGGTCTTAACCGCATCCAAGACAGCAAGAGGAGTAAGTGCGGCAGACGCAGTCCCTACTACCTGTTGCTTGATAACATTTCTTTTGTACTTAGCCGAAGCCGAAAGAGTAAGTGCTGCCATTTTGTCTCCTTGTTAAAAAAGTGGGCAGAGGTACAGCGTACCCCTGCCCATCAATCCATTAGATAGCGTAGCTGATTCCGTAGATAATGCCTTGCTTCTTAGGCTCCTTCACCACGAACTCACCGAACAAGCAGTGATCGACGATGTACTGGAAGCCAGAAGTGTTACGGACTTCGAAGTATTCCTTTCCATCTGGAGCTTTACGACGACGGATACCGCCGTTGGTGTAAAACTTCATTCCAGACAGATCAAGAAGCATGATCTTGTCGTCGTCCATCTCTTGAACTGCGGACAGTTCGAGAGTTCCAGCGAAGCCACCAACTGCGATAGAATCGAAAGCGTATGCTTCGGTCTTCTTCGAGTTAGGAACCACGTTGAACGCGCCCTTCTGAGTTTCAAGAACTTTCAAGCAAGAGCCGTAGTTCTTGTAGCTCATCACGACTTTGAACGGCTTACCACCACCGAGGCGGCGGACGGTCACGTACGCGTCGAAGATCTTGGAGAGGATGTTCGTCGCAGTGATCGTAGATCCATCCACGTTGATCGACTGAGTGAACGGATAAGCAGTCTTGGTCACGCCGAGGATAGAAGCAGCACCGCCGTTAGCAGCGGAAAGCAACTGGTTCGGGAGGTTGTCGAAGCCGTTAGCTTGCTGACCATCTCCGTAGATAGCTGCGCCCTGAGCTACAGTGTATGCAGACAAGTCGACAGGAGTTGAACCGCCGCGAGCAGTAACAACGGAGAGAACTCCGGTGTTCAGGTTGATCGCGCTGATGTAACCAGTGACAGGAGAGGAGTCTGCGTCATCCACAGACACCTTCATGCCGATCTGGAAACGATCTGGCTGGGCAACGGTAATCAAACCACCAACGGTACCGTCAGCAGTTGCTTTAGCAACAGCAGATCCGGTCAGAAGGTTTTGAGAAACCACAGCCGAGATGTAATCAGCATGGCGCATGATTGCATCAGGGATGATCTTCAGGAAGTTCTGCTCAGAGAGCTTACCGTGCTGAAGAAGGTCGGTTTCGTTAAAGATCATAGATCCCCAACACTCCTTATAATTTGCGACCGCTCCGCGCACGCTCAACTCTTCGGCAATATCGTTGGCTGCTGCCAAAGAGCCGAAGGTCACAGACGATCCAACCGCTCCGAGGAACGGAATGACCAGGTTTCCACCCAACCAAGAGTCGTCTTGTTCAATGTTTGCGAGAGCCCAGTTACGCTTCTTGAGTTCGTCCAGGAGGAGCTTCTCCGGGAGGTACTCATTCAGCATGTTGCTAAATGTACGATTAGTAGCCATTTTTAACCCCTTTCAAAAGGTTGTTTATTAGTAGTTTTGACCTTGGGAAGCCGCTTTCGCCAACTTCTTCAGATCTTCAATGCTTTTTACTTGTGGTGCGACTGGGGAGCTTGCCTTTCCCGACACCGAAGGAAGGGTTGGTCTACCGCTTGCCTTTTGCGCTACCCCTGATGCTTGTCCAGCATTTTGCTGATTCCAAGCGACCAGTCTCGCCATCTCTTGAACTGCCTCCGCTACGGACAGGTCTTTTCCGGTAGCATTTGCCACCGCCGCCGCACGAAGGATCACTTCGTTCTTAAATGCACCGGGTTTTCCTGCCCGAGCATCGTAACTTTCTGCGAGAGACTTGTATTCGGGACTCGAAAGTGCCGAATCAAGCTCAGAGTGCCTACTCTGGATGGCTTGTTGGGATTTATAGTCCTCAAACTCAGCCAGCTTGCCCTGCATCTCATCATACTTTTCCTGCATGGAGAGCAGTTCTCTCTGATACTCGCTGTTTTTAGTGTAAAGCTGTTGTTGGTCCTTCGGCAAGTCCTGAAGGGTCAATTTGTTGTAAATCCACTTCTGGATCTCAGCTTCGGGGATCTGAATGGTATTAAAGAAGGTGTCAAAGTCGCCATTCTGAACATACTTGGACAAACGGTCCAAGTTTTTGGTCATGGTGTCGTACTTACCGTTCACATCCTGGTACTTGGAGTGAGCGTCCTTGTACTTTTGCTTAATCGTGTCAAAAGCGAACGACCGCTCAAACACTTCACGGAAGTGCTTCTCGTTTTCCTTGTTGATATACGAACGAAAATTCTCAGGAATTTCGTATTCGCTGTCGTATGCCTTCACTTTGTAGTTCGGGGACCACTCTTGAGCTTCGGCAGAAGCAGAAGCGGCAACTTCAGAAGCCGATACAGGGGCTGAATCCACTGACTCGGGGGCTGATTCTACTGCTTGTGTCTCTTGCACTGATTCCATGTTTTCCATGCTGTCCTTTTGGATAATTGGCCCTTACCCTTGGGGGTTAAGCATCGGCTGGAGCGGATTACCCGCCCCAACTGATGCCTGTGGTTGTGATGGAGAATTTTGCATAAGAGACTGTGCAGTTTGAGCAACTACGGCCTGTTGCTGCTGCATAATCGACTGCTGACTTGCGCCCTGCTCTTCGAGTTTCTTCAAAAGCCAAGTAAGGGCATCGTAAGGAACCCGAGCCCGCATGGTCTTAGAGCTGTTGTTAGGATCTGGGACGTAAATATCGCAAACGACCGCCATGCCGGACATGGGAATGAAGCCTTGTGCCGCTTCTTGGATCTTCCGCTGTTCTTCGGCATCCATGTCAATCAACTGCCCGATGACCTGTTGGTACATCATCTGCACTTGCTGTGGCAAAAACTTGAAATCCGCCTTACGGGTCCGGTTGGTCAGACGCTTAATCAAATACTTCTTGTCGTCGTACATGGAAGGCTCCATGAACTGCCCGCGATCGAGCGACAAAATCATATTCGTCCCAGCATCGAAGTCCATAGTCAGGTCTTCGGCTGCAAGGTCGTTATTCGAGTACGGAGAAGTGCGGATAATCTTACCAATGTCCTTCGGATCGAGGTTAGATCCCACATACTGCATGATCTGATTGAAGGTAAGCTGTTTTCCAAGACGGGTCTCCATGTCCTCAGTACCCGGCTCAAGGCGAATCGAGTAGCTAAGCGGAGTGGTGGTCTTGAATTCTGCGATGTTGATAAGCTCTGCCCGACCGATTGCAGGAACAAGGTTCTGTTCGGTGTAGTAGTTCTTGGCAAGCTCCAAAGCCTTCGAGCAAAAGTCGATCAGATACTGCTCGATCTTGGAAGTGTATACAGAAAACTTCTTTTTCTGCTGGATGCTCATGAAAAGCATCGTGTACGGGTCAAGATTCGCAGGTTTTTCCTGCAATTCTTCCTGAAGATTGGCGATAACGTAGAACTGATCGACCATCTTCTCAATATACGGAAGATACTGGTCCCCAGTACGGCCCGGAATGACCACAGGAGCCTGTCCAGAGTACGAAAGCACCCGAACCCCAGGCTGCAAACCACCGTTCGCCACCTTGGTTCCCGCCTGAACTGCAAGTTTGTCATCCCCAAGGGTTACTTGGTGGGTGGCAGTCTGACTGATGGCCCGGTTGATTTCACCCTGAATCGGGCGAAGCTGTTTGATAAATGAGTAACAGCGCGGAGAAGTGGGAACTTCATCCATACCGCAGTAAACAATCGGGAATACGCCGAAAGGAAGCTCGCCTTCCCACAGAACACCTTGCATCGTATAGATGAAATAGTAACCGTTCGGGAAGTTGATCGACGGACGAACATACATTTCGAGCACAAGACACTGGTTCTTTGTGCGCTCGTAAGCTGATCCATTTCCATCGAATACAAGATACGTCTCATCCTTACTCTCTTGGATGAGCTTCTGCTTCTCTTCATCGTCGCCTACCCTAGCACGAAGCTCGTCGATGTCCACCATCTTACGAAACCCGATGAACCACGCATCTTCCATGCTCTTGGCTTCAGTTGGACGGAAGAGGTTAAACCCAAAAATGCGCTCAAAGCAGAAGTCGCCGGAGAATACGGGCTTAGACTGATCGAGCATGGGCTGCCCCATCTCATCAACCATCTCCATCCCGAACTCATCCACCATCGGAGCAAAGCCGATCTGCTTACCCTTGCTGTCGTCCCAGTAAATCTTGTGTGCCACTTCACCGATACGAATAAAGTCTTGGACCATCTCACGAACTTTGTCGTTCCAGCGGTGACGGTCCTTAATATCTTTCCATACGGCATTGTTGAGCTGTGCCGCTTTCTGGTCCTGAAGCTCGTTTTCGTTCTTCGGAAGGGGAGCAACGCCCGGAGCATACGACAGGATGTTGTTCTCGTAGATTTTACAGATGCGCTGAATGTGGTTAATAGTCAGCCGGATCTTTTGCTCTTCCGTGAGCCTCTGGTCGTCCCTAACGCGGTTCCAGAACCGCGAGCCTTTACGAGCGTAATGGGAACCAGCCACAAGGAGAAGGTTAGAGCGTTGCTCTGCATACAGGTGATTATCGGCGTTTTCACCTTCTTTATAGAGCCTAACCAATTCCTGATGGTTTAACTTTTTCATTCAATTTCCCTAGTGCGGAGGAGATTTTCATACTCTAACGGATCATCAAGCAGCATCTGCTCTAGCGTGTTCGCCTTGATGAGTGCCTCTTCTTTAGTTAGAGAATCCTTTGCCTGGGAATTCTGCGCCACCTGGAGTTCAGGTCTTACGAATACGGGCTCTGTGACCGGAGCCTTGTCTACTTGGAGGAAACTAAGCTCAAGCCCTCCGCATGAGAACTTAGCCACCCCGTTGCGACTACATGACTCTATAATAGCAAGAATCGCACTTGTGTCAAAAGAAGTCGTCATAGTCTGAGAAGTCCGTCCCAATAACTTCATTCCAAAGTCGAATTTCATCCTGTACCCCATTAGATCCTGAATCGTCTTTCGGCGCAAGCATCCTTAACCGATCCTTGTTCCGCTCCACATACGCCACTTCGATCGGACTCAAAGACTTGGCTTTAAGCACCTCTCTCGTTGGAACGAATCCCACATGAGTAAAATCAAACGGGATCTTAGTCAACGCATAACGCATCGAGTCCACTGAATCGTCCTTCGCTTTACGCTTGTCCGTCCCGAGCTGGAGGGTCGTAAGCTCGTTCACGATCGGCTGACACTCCTGCGTGTTATCAATATCGAGCATCATGTTCTTAAAGAGCACGTTAATCACCTGCTCCCCGACATCGTGCTTCTTCTCCGCCGGGATAAAGCTCAAGCCCATCCGATCCGTAATCGTCTTAAAGTCCTTCGCATGGTAATCGTAAAACGCCGCAGTCACGTTTAAGTCCTGCGACAGCTCCATGTACTTCACCGCCACGTCCGACATCGTGTAGACCTTATCGTCCCCACGCCAGTGCCGAAACACCCGGCCATAGCGATAGTCCGGCCTCACCGCCACGAAAGTTATCGCGCTCGGGTGATTCTCATCACCGCCCGCCCCAATATCCACCCCGACGTACACAGGCCAGTGGCCCGGAATGTCTATCGGAGCCTGGATGTTGCGCCCCCGCTCAAACGACGGGTACTTTAAGCCCTCGTCCTTCACGAACCGCCCATACACCCGCCGTTGCACCTCGGCCTCAGACTTACACATTGCGATGGTCCGGTGGATCTTCTCCAGCGACCAATGCGAAGCCGTACCGTCAAGAAAGTGCTGACAGTCAAACAAGCTGGCCCTGAGCTTCTTCGCAAACGGAAGCGTCTCGCTCTCCCCCGCTCTCGGCTCCATGGCAAGCCTCCAGAACTCCTGCCCCAATGTAGCCGTAAACACCATCGAGAAGTACCCGTCTACCGCGTTCCTTCGAAAGTTGATCTCATCCCACAGCTCAAGTGGAAGCTCCTCGTCACAGGCGACATAATCCACCGTACCGGACTGAAGGTGCTGCACGTCCTGTGCGTAGGTCTTAAAGTACAGCGCAACTCCGCTATTAAAGTAGATTGCGCTTATGTCACCCCGGTTCTTAAACTCCGCCCGCCATCCGTACTGCGGATCGTCCTTAAAGTGGTCCTTCGGCAGGATGTCTGGCTTCCACTTCGTGTGAAACTCCGCCGTCGCCACTTGAGCCGTCGGGTACAAATACCAAAACTGCCTCGGAGTCCGCCGAAACCGCTTAGGCCACGCCTGAATATTCGTTGCGTACTCAACAATCTTCCTAATCTGACTAGTCGACTTACCAAGCTGGTTTGCTGCTGTAAGCAGTACAGTCCTGTCATCCGAGTCCAAAAAGTCCCGACTCCATGTATAGTCCTTAAACCCATACAAGTGAGGAAGCCCCCGAACCATCTTGGCCTTCTCTTCAAGGAGCTTTAACTTCTCTAACTTGATGTCCCGTACAGGATCTAACTCACTCAAACAATGTCGCCCTTCTCACGGAAGTCAGCATACTCCTCAGCAGGGATCGATTCGGTCGGCTCGGAGGGCTGATGGGCAATCCCAGGAACCGCCGACATCTCCTTCTCAAGAGCCGCAATCTTAGCGTCAATGTCAGCCGTAAGGGACGCAATGTCGGGGGACTTCGAAGATGAAGCCGCATTAAAGACCGTAGTGTAGCTCGTAGTCTCCTGCTTCATCATGGTGAGGTTTTTAGTCTCAGATCGTTGGACATAACCACCTTTGGCCCGGAGGTCTACCATGGCGGCTGCCTTCAGTACCAGCTCGATGATCTTCGGGTCTTGAACCGATCCATCCGACTTCTGAAGCGGGATGTTCAGCACGTCCCGAATCTTCCGAGTCGAGAGATTCAGAAGCCCCCGCATCACCGCCTCGTACTCCGGCGGGCGACACAGAATGTACGAGAGCACATGGCCCCCTGTGCGTAACATATTATGGAAGTGCTCCCGAGACACAACTCCAAGGTAGATGTTGCTCTGGTTCATGACTTCGTTGCGCGTTACCGCTACGCGGTCAAATTCCATCCAGAAGTTGTTTCTCATTGCTTCCACTGACGCGGTGGGCTTGTACTTGTAGTCGTTCTCCAGCCGAACCAAGAGCGTGTCCTCGTCTAGCTCGATCAGGTCCTGGGGGATCGTGGTGACCGCTTCCTTCATTGACTCGGGGAGCAGGTTTAAGAAGGACCGGGGCTCCTCGATCTGGGCGATGTAGGTGTTGAAGGCAAGCTCCTTGCGGATCGAAGTGCCTTCCGGGAGCTTGTTTCGCCCGCCCTTCGGGGAGAGGCCGATCGGGTCCTTGTTCTCGGCGGTCTTGGCGTGGGCGATTACGACGTTCCGGGGCTTCTTAGCTCTCTCTGGACGCTCTGCTATAAGCTCCGCCTTCACTTCGGCCATCTGCTCTTCGAGCCTCTGCTTCTTGTCAGTCATCGTCTTCAGAATAGGCAGTTATTGCCCAATGTAAACCGAAAAAGTAAATCCGATGCGGGTGCGCGTATTTAGACCGGGGTGATACGTTCACGACCACGATGGCCCGCGGCCCCCCCACCCCCCCGTCCCCCGAGCCCTGCGTCCGGCGAGCCGTGCGTCCGTCCTGCCACGGAGCCCTGTGTCCGGCGTGACATTAGTCCCCCGAGCCACTGTACCGGGCGACCTCTAATGATTACAACCACTTAGGTTCGAACCACTCTATGCAAGGTTCGGACCAAGTAGTCACTATTATTTAAACTGATTGGGTGCGGTCGGATCGGGGTGTTTTTACCCCAGTAAGATCAACGACTTAACGCGGGTTTACATAATAATCATTATCAGACGTAGTATTTTTACTACTGACTGAAGGAAAAGAGTTGACTTTACTATTGTC